ATCAAACCTTAACACAGACGCACAGGCTTAGTTCCAGTGGTAAGGAGTATAAGGCACAGTTCCAGAACTTTGCTCGAATATTTAAACCCTTATTTTCTGCTAGAAATGAGGGGTGGTTATTTGGAGAAGCAGACGAAGCTTCTTTGGAGTACCGTGTAGCAGTAGCTTTAGCCCAAGATAAGGCAGGCATTTATGATATTACACACGGAATAGATGCTCATAGTTTTACTGCGGGAATTATCTTTGAAGAAGAGTGGGAAGCTTGTGGAGCAGATAAGAGTATTTCCGCATGTAAGCCAATTAGAACCGCAGCGAAGGAGTTTACCTTTAAACCAACCTATGGAGGTACTTCAGGAACAGAGAGGCAGAGAGCCTATTACAAGGCGTTTCAAGAGAAACATCACGGCATAACTACAATGCAGGAGGAGTGGAAAAGACAAGTATATCAAACTAGAGAACTTACAACTATTACTGGATTAAAGTTTTACTGGAAAGATGCTAAGATAAACAGGCGAGGTACTTTAATTAGGCCTGACGGAAGGCCCGTAGATCAAAGTGTGTGTAATACACCTGTACAAAGTTTCGCCACTGCGGACATTGTGCCTATTGCTGTTACTTTACAGTGGCACTTGATGAAAGTGGCAGAAATGCAGAGTTTTCTTGTGTCTACAGTACATGATAGCTCTTTAGGGGAAATTTTTCCTCCTGAGAGGGAACTTTATGAAGAAATTGCTGTCTATAGCATGGTCGAAGGAGTATATGATTATTTAGATAAAGTATATAATATTAAATTATGTGTGCCTTTAGAGGCTGAAATGACGATTGGTACGCACTGGAATACCACGAGAGAATGGGAAGAGGAGTATTTAAAATGAAAAAAATTAAGATACCTTGTAAGTATAGGCTTTGGATTTGGCGAGGGACTTTTGGTTGGTGGTTAGCTCCTATAGTGGGAGCGGTAGTTTGGTTTACAGAATGGTGTGAATGTGAGACTTCTAAAGAAGACGCTGTGGAAGTATTTTTAGAGATTTGGAACTTAGGTAGATAAAAGAGAGGAGTAAATATGTTTGAGAAAACTTTTGCACAAAGATTAGGCAATATTGGTAAAGCTTTCGATAAGGCTATTAGTGATTATGATAACCTTGTAAAAGAAGCTGACGGAGCGATTAAAGTAAAAGAAAGTGAGATTACTTTGCTAAATATTGAAGTAGCTTCTATTGCAGAAGCTAAGAATAAAGCAGCAGGTATTTCAAGTAAACTTAAAGATATTTTTGATATCAAAGAAACTCGTAAAGGAGAATCTAAGTAATATGAGCGAAGCAAGTGGCGTAGTAACATTTACTTTTAGTAAGAAAGCAGGTAATCGTGGAGGACAGATCTACAGCTTCATTATTAACGACGATGGTATCTGGTACAGTTGTGGGTTTGAAGATCCCAAACTAAAGGAAGGAGACTCTATCTCTTTCTCTTATGAAGCAGACGAATGGGCACCTGGAAAAGTATCTAATAAGGTAGATCTATCTTCTATTGTAATAGCAGAGAAAGCTCCAGATAAACCTAAAACCACTCCTAAAAAACAAGGCTCAGGAGGTGCAAAAGTACAAGAAAATTGGGATGCTAGGGCTAAGTACTGGGAGAATAAAGAAGGGCAGGATACTGTACGTCAGAACATAATTTCCTATCAGGCTGCATTTAACACGGCTACCACTATCCTTACTACAATGTGTAAGAGTAATCCAGAGGTATATGATTACTTAGCAGGTAACACTGCTAAAACTCAGAAAAAAGCAGGTGTACAAATTGAGAACTTTACGGCTAACGTAGAAGCTCTAGCTACTGATATTGTGGGTAAATTTATTCAAGGTGATATCGTAGTCAAACAGTTACAAGAAGCACTAGTTAGTGGAGCTGTAGATCACACAGACGGAGATGATGATTTAGATGATTAATGATGAAGAAACCAATGTTATTTGTGAAAATAAATATTATGCCCTATGTATAGGAGATAGTGTCCACGACAAAGATGCAGGAACCTGTTATCAGATTATTAATAAGGAGTATGGTATTGTAGAGATTGAGACTTATAATCTAGTAATGGCCTACATGGATCTTGATAAAATGACGGCAGCACTTAATAAAATTCTACAGGAACGCGCAGTAATTGATATTCCAGATAAGGATATTATTACTCTAAATTAAAGAGGAAAAAAGTGAAGAAAGAACGTAATCCTTTACTTGTTGAGGATACTCGTTGGAAGGTAAAAGGAGGGCCAATGCGGCCCTCTACTTCTGAACCTAAGATATGTCCTAAATGTAAAGGTGTAGGCAGGAATGACAGGGGAATAGAGTGTTTTTATTGTTTTGGAGATGGAGATATCTATGAGTAATAAAGGGGATTACTGGGAAACTCCTCCAGAGTTATTTAAGAAATTAGACGATGAGTTTGCTTTTGAGTTAGATGCCGCTGCAAACTTTGACAACGCAAAGTGTTTCGCTTACTTTAATGAAGAAGATAACAGTTTGGATAAGGATTGGTCTGGTTATACTTCCGTTTGGCTTAATCCTCCTTATTCTAGAGGCAATATTGAGAAATTTATGGAGAAGGCATATAAAGAGAGTCAAAAAGGATGTACAGTAGTCTGCTTAGTGAGGTTTGATCCTAGCACTCAGTGGTTTCAGGACTGGGTAGATAGAGGTGCCGTAGAAGTTAGGATGTTGGCAAGGTGTGTTAAATTTGTAGGAGCACCCTCAGCCTATAATTTTCCTTATTGTGTTGTGATATATAATCCTAATTATAGTGAGTATGAATTTATTACTGATTATTACATTTGGGATTGGAAAGAATAATGCTTGCTCTAATAGACTTTGATATAATTAGATATAAGGTAGGTTTTGCATGTGAAACCCGTTACTTCGATGTCTACATAAAAGGAGATGAACACTTAGGTTGTGTATTTACAACTACAGATGGGAAAGAAAGAGATGCTTGGGTTACTGAGTACGTAGGTTCTCTTGAGGATGTGACTCTACAAGAAAGGTATATTCCAGATAAGCTTGAGAATTGTCTACACTCAGTTAAACTTCAAATTGAGTTCATCTTAAGTAGAACAGGAGCTACTGAGTACAGGGGGTTTTTAACAGGGGAAGATAACTTTAGAGATAAATTAGTTGACTACTATAAGGAGTCCCGCAGAGGTAAGAGAAAACCTACTTACTACCAAGAGATTGGCGACTATTTAATTGGTCACTGGAATGCTGAAGTAATAGACGGACAGGAAGCAGACGATGCTTTGGGTATTGCTCAAATAGAGGACTTAACATGTACTTCTAGTGGTTTACCTGAAGACAACACCGTTGATTTCTTTAAGACTCATGCTGGTACTGTTATATGCACAATTGATAAGGACTTAGATAATATTCCAGGTTGGCATTTCAACTTTGACAAGGACGAAAAATACTGGGTAACTGAGGACGAAGCTCTTCTAGGTTTTTACCTTCAAATGTTAACGGGAGATTCCTCAGATAATATACCTGGACTTTATAGGATTACAGGCCAAAAGTGTACTAAGAAAATAAAGGAGCCTTTATTCTACTGTGACACAGAAAAAGAAATGTGGGAATATATATTAGATGTATATACTAAACACTCAGATTTAGTTTTTGAAGAACTATTTGATAAGTTAGTGGAGGTAGGGCAACTACTGTGGATACGAAGAAAAGAGGAAGAGATATGGCAACCCCCGACATAGTAGGTAATAAGAGTATACAACAGAAAGAATCTAAGTTAGTAAGAAATGTAGCCAGATGCCTTAAGTGTGGGGACGTAATTGAATCTAAGCACAGACACGATTTTCAAAAGTGTCGTTGTGGCACTATCGCGGTAGATGGAGGTTTATCATATATACGTAGACTAGGGTGGCCAGAGCAAATGGAGGAATTAAGTGAGTATAGAGATGAATAATATAGAAAAAGATAGGGTAGAAAGCTTTAAAAGTGGTCACGTATGTCCCGATAGACATCCGCATGATGGTGTAGGTTTTAGCACACAAGTATTTCAAAGTACTGGAGAGATAGGGGTTAATACTTATATTAGATGTAATAGGTGTCACGCTTGTCAAGATGTAACAGAGTATAAAGACTGGTGATCTATGGCTAGATATAGAGGTAAGTGGGAATTCGATGGTTTTACTTTCAGATCTAAATTTGAGGTAACTATAGCAAAACAACTTAAAGAAGCAGGAATAAAATATGGCTACGAAAAAGAAAGTTACGAATACTTCACCAAGGTCACTAATGGGATCTGCAATGATTGCCTTGGAACACACGTTGTACAAAGAAGATGGTACACGCCGGACTTCTTCTTACCCAATGGAGTTGTCATTGAAGCAAAGGGCCACCTTACAGCCAGTAATAGAACTATACTCAAGGCAGTTAGGGAGGATCACCCTACCCTTAAGCTTAAACTTATGTTCCAATCTGATAACAGGATTAGCAGAAGTAGTGAAACACGATATACAGAATGGGCAAGTAAACAAAACATAGACTGGGCGATAAGAGAGGTGCCAGAAGAATGGATATTATAAATAGTTATCCGATTACTAAGGGAGAGTTACTGTACATTAAGAGTACTTTAGATGATCTAATGGAGTGGGCAAAGGAGAATGATGATATATCTCTAGTAGAACTAGAGGCACAAACATCTCACTATAATAATTCTATTGAGATTATAACAAAAATTCTAGAGTTTAAAGAAGAGCCTGATGAAGCACTTCATAATTCCTGATACGCAGGTTAAGCCTGATGTACCTATTAATCACTTAGAGGCTGCTGGGAATTATATCATAGAGAAACAACCAGATGTAATTGTTCATTTAGGTGATCACTGGCAGGGGTGTATTATGAAGCATGAAGTAGAAGCTGGTAATTATTGTCTTATGGAGGTATCTTTAAACTACTTACTGAGGAATTGGTTATGATACTACCTTTTCCTAAAGAACATGCTCCTTTATTTACTATGGCGGAGATGTATGCTAAATTGTATATTAATGAGGGAGTAGAAAAAGCGGGGGCGTATTTAAATAGTGCAAAGTGTCCAGCACAATTAAAACCACAACTTAAAAACTTAATACAAGAAGAATTTAAAAAGCGAGGGATGAATATTGAAGTCAAATAGTGAGTTTAGGAATGCGTTCGCTGAAACGATTTTTTATCACAAGTATGCGCAAGGAAATAACGATAGCTGGCACAATCTAGCTATTCGTCTAGTAGAAGATGTGTGCGGAACACAGGGAGGTAAATTACATCCACTACTATCAAAAGATGAGAGGGATTACTTAGTCGAACTAGTCCGCACCTTTAAGTTTATACCTGGAGGGAGGTATTTGTACTATGCAGGAAGGTCAGCGCATTTCTGGAATAACTGCCTGAGTGGTGACACTAGAGTATTAACATCTGCTGGGTGGGTTACTCTGAAAGATAATGTAGGAAAGATATACAATGTAGTATCTCCGGTGGATGGTAAATTTTATCCAGCGGTATTTAAACAACACGGAAAACAACCCATACAAAAAATTACATTCAGCAACGTGCGAGGTAAATCTACTAAAACTTGGGAGGTTAGGGCTACTAGAACTCATCATTGGCCATTAATAGGAGGAAAAGATACTTATGATATTAGAGTAGGTGACATAGTACCAGCCAACAAATTCTCTGTAGAGGGTAGTAATATAGGATTTATACACGGCTTTATGTTTGGTGACGGCAGTAGTAATGGTAAGTTGCGAGTATGTGGATTAAAGGCGTCTAAATATTTAAACAAGCTTACAAAAATAGAACATAAGCTAACCTACCCAAAGTCGGCCAACGGAGATCCAGTCATACAGTATCCTAGTGACATAAAATGGAAGGAAATTCCTAAGACAATGAGTCCATATTATATGGCGTCTTTCATTAAGGGGTGGATAGCTGCCGATGGATCAGAGACTAGCGGCAATAAATTATGCTCTATAAATAAAGAAGCCTTAGAGTGGTTTGTAGATAATTCAGCTCTGTGTGGCATTACTGTGACTGGAAATATAAGAAGCCAAATTAGGGATGTTACATCTTTACCCGGATATGAATATGTAAATCACGAAATATTTATTGTAAATTATTCTTATGGTAAAGACTTTCCGGGGTATAAAGTAACTTCTATAGAGGATGTAGGGGAAGAAGTTGTGTATTGTCCCTATGAGCCCGTACATAACAGGATTATTATTGATGAAAATATGGACACGTATCAATGCTACTTATTACGAGCAGAAGAGGATACAAGAGAAGAGTGGTCTGCTCTCACTAATAGAGCTATGTCTGCACTTATGTCTGGTGGTGGAATCGGTATTGATTATAGTCGTTTGCGTCCTTCTGGGCGTGCCCTTAGCCGTACTGGTGGGCTTGCTTCTGGGCCAATTCCTTTAATGTATGCCATTAACGAAATAGGCCGTAATGTGATGCAAGGAGGTTCTAGGCGTTCCGCAATTTACGCATCTCTAAATTGGCAACATGGAGATATTAAAGAATTCTTAAAAGTTAAGGATTGGCACAGTATATCAATTGCAGGTACGGATAAAACTATCTGGGATATTAAACAAGAAGATTTTAATTATCCAGCTCCTTTGGACATGACTAACATTAGTGTTAATTATGACAACAAATTTTTACAGGAAATTTTCGGAGTAGATGGATTTTTAAATAGTGCTTTACAGTTACATAAAATGGGTACGGATCAAATAACAAAACCTTTGCCAGACATATTTTTAGAGAACTGTATACAGGCTATGAGGACAGGAGAGCCTGGATTTAGTTTTAACTTTGGAGATAAAGAAAATGAAACACTACGTAATGCCTGCACTGAAGTTACGAGCGAAGATGATTCAGACGTTTGTAATCTTGGTTCGATCAATATCGGCAATATCAGCAACTTGGACGAATTCAGGGACGTGGTTAGTATTGCGAGTAAGCTCCTCGTCTGCGGAACTGTCCGTGCTGATTTACCCTACGAAAAAGTTAAAAGAGTTCGTGAAAAAAACAGAAGACTTGGATTGGGGCTTATGGGTATACACGAATGGCTCCTCAAACGAGGAGAAAAATACGAAGTAACTGAAGAATTACACAAGTGGCTACAGGTGTATAAAGATGAATCTGAAAAATCTGCTGACGAGCATTGTGACAGGCTCTACTTATCTAAACCTGTTGCGTACCGCGCTATTGCTCCTACTGGTTCTATTGGGATTCTTGCTGGCACTACCACTGGCATTGAACCTCTTCTTGCTGTTGCTTATAAGAGAAGGTATCTCAAAGATAGAACAAGGTGGCACTACCAATATGTGGTAGACTCTACCGCTGAAACATTAATACAAGAAACGGGAGTAAGCCCAAATGACATCGAAACAGCCTTATCTCTTGCGGGAGATTATGAGCGAAGAATCAAATTCCAAGCAGACATTCAAGATTATGTTGACATGTCCATCTCCTCCACCATTAATCTCCCTGCATGGGGAACTAAACTTAATAACGAAAATAGAGTACCAGAGTTTGCAAGAACTCTTGCAAAATATGCTCCAAGACTTAGAGGATTTACATGTTACCCTGATGGAGCTAGGGGAGGACAGCCCTTAACTGCTATACCCTACGAAGATGCACTAAAGCATAAAGGAGTAGAATTTATGGAACATGATATTTGTGACCTAAGTGGTAAAGGAGGGGTGTGTGGTGCGTAAATTTATTGATAAGTGGTTTAAAGATATTATATATGTACTCGTTATAGTCGGTGTTGTAGGCTATAACGTATATGGTAGTCATTTATATGAGGAAGTAATTAAAGAACAAGAGACAGTAATAACTTATCAAGACGAGCAGATTACTACTTTAGGGGCTAGGTTAGATATTGAAAAGACCAAAAGACCTGTAAAGCTTGTGTCTTGTGCTCACAGCCAGAAAGACTATATTAGGGCACTAATTAATGAGGAAAAGAGATATGACATGCCAAAAGGTATTTTACAGAATGTAGCTTATCACGAGAGTAGGTTGAATCCTAATGCTATATCTCACAAGGGGGCCATTGGAATTATGCAGTTACATCCAAGGTGGCATAAGTCTGTAAACCCTTATGATCCTTATGAAGCCATACAATATGGGGCTAAGTACTTAAATAGTTTGTATGAGAGGTTTCAGGACTGGGAGATTGCTCTAGCTGCATGGAATTGGGGACAGGGGAATATTAGTAAGTATTCCTTTTACCAAGCGCCTAGAGAGACTAAGGAGTTTGTTAAGAAAGTCATGTTAGGGATTCAGGTGTAGTGGTGGATAAATATGTAGAAAGTGTAAGAGAGAAGTTTAAGCAGCGAGCTGAGGTGGGGGCACGGAAGTATGGGACTACACTAGAGCGAACAGACCTAACTAGTCTGGACTGGTTATTACATGCTCAAGAAGAAGCTATGGATCTTACTTTATACTTGGAAGTACTTATCGAAAGGGTTAAATATGCGGAGACTCTTAACCTTAGTTTTCCTATCCATAATACTGGGCTGTAGTGAAAGGGGGGATTTTATATCTCCCCAAGTAACTAAAGAATCGGAACAGGTTGTAGAACTAACCTGGGCTCCTCCAACTAGGTATATAGATGGAACACCTTTACCTATGAGTGATGTAGGAGGATATAAGATATACTACGGAGATATGTCAGGTAATTATAAAGCTAGTGTAGATATACCAGATAACTATACAATGAAGTATAAATTTAAAAACTTACCAATACCTACTTACTTTGCTGTTACCTGTTATAGTACAACAGGAGCAGAGAGTAAGTATTCAAATGAAGCAGTATATGACTAAAAGGGGAGTTTACTCCCCTTTCTTTTTATTCTTCCACCTATCTATTAAATTCCAAGTGAGATCTACTGATCTCAAAATAAACCAAACCGCCGTAGCCATAATGACTAAGAACTCGAAAAAGGGAGTGAGTATTCCCATAGCGTAAGAAAGTAAGCTTCCAATAGAAATTGTATCCCCTGTATCTTTAGCTATTCTTGGTAAGTGCTGTGTTTGTTCTATTAGAAATTTAAAGGCCATAATAGAACTCTGTCAAGCGTCTACGGGACTGTTTTTCTCTAGGGCTTAAGTCTCTATCCATACTATAATCATATTTACCTAGACGTTCCTTCTGAGTTTTCTTGGCTTTGGCCATCTTATTAGCCACTGGCCCTAAGTAAGGAATAGCTTTCCAAGCTTTCTCTGGTCTATTCTGATACGCCGCAATAGCAACATCATCAATGATAGGTATTGGAGGCATTAAAAAATCTACAGCAGTAGCTACTGGCCCTACTTGCCCTGCACGTCTAGTGTGGTATTTATTTAACCCAATCATCTGAATGGTATTCTCTGCCATTAAATCTGAGATGTCAATAGGAGTAGACGTATCTGCGAACATGTCAACAAGTTTACCCTTACCTATATCTACAGCACCTCCCACTAAATTCCAATAACCTGCAAACATAGCAAGATTTGTTAGGCCTTTAGTAGTATTATTTTGCTGTAATTCTCCCACGATCTGACGACGCACAAAAGATAACTGCTTAATTAAGAAAGACTTAAGCATATAAAACACCCTACCGTTAGGCATAGATAAGTATTTTTGAGGCATTTCAGATAGAGCTATAGGCTGTACATCAGCCAACTCGTGCCAAAGTAATAACTTAACATTATCTGTAAGTTTACCATCATATAGGTCTCTGATTAATCTAGGTGTATCCTCTTCAAAGTAGCGACTCCATTGTTTTGCAATGGAATGTGCCCCTTCCCGAGTTTTAGCTAATTTAGTGTATTTAGTCAGAGCAGAGTTAAGAATAACGTCCTTACCAAATTTATCTATCGAAGTAAACCCACTCCACTTAGCAAAAGCATCCATAGTACGTTTTGTCATTGTTGTATTTGCATACAATTCAGCCATTGCATCTGTCAATCCTAAATCTGATTTATCTAGAACCTTAGGCGTGACCCAAGTTTTTAAGGTATTCTTTATCCCATATTTGTAAAAAGAAAAAGCTTGATCACCAAATTGAGTCAGAGCAGAATAAGGATTAAACAGTGTTACAGTATATCCTATATTTTTAAAGGTCTGCCAGAATCTATGAGGAGAAGATTCCCCCATAGTAAATCTACTATTTAACATCTCAACTAATTCTTCTTGTTGAGAATGATTTAATCCTTTAATATTTTTAGCTACTTTTCCAATATCATCCGGGATACTCTTATCAATGAGATCTATATGTCTAGCTTCTTTTTGGGTAATACCAAACTTCTGGAAAAAAGACATCCGTTCAATATCGTTAGACGCCATACGTAGATAAGAATGTAAAGCTTCTATAGGATCTGCGTAATAGGGTTCTAGGAAATCTGAGATTTCATCTACTGTTCTTCCTCGTAAATGTCCACTACTATGTACCTTACCTCCTTCTCTTTTAACTCTTGAGAAAGTATTGCGCATAAGTATACCCAGTTCATCGTGAGATAATGGGCTTCCTTTTTTCTCAGCAGCATCCGTTACGAGTTTGTGAAATAAGCCTACGTGGGCTTTTGTCATATGTTTAGGATACTTAGCTACTCGGGGAAAGAAGTGATCAAGAGGGTCAAATTTATATCCCTTACTTTTATACTCCTGAGAAATTTCAGACATGAGTTTTCTTACGTGTATCCAGTCATTTACAAAACCCTTAAAATTAACGGGATCAGTATCTTCCAGTTTACGCATAATAAGTCCGGCTTCTCTAAACGCCTCCTTACTATCAACAGAAAGGAGCTTCTTAATTTGTTTTCTGTCTGCTTTGTTCAGCTTTTTAAATTTACTAACCCACTCCTCAGTGCGCAGGAAGTAGGAGTGAGTACGCAGGTGAGTCTTAAAATCTACTCCTCTAAGCTCGTGAGCGA